TATTGCCTCTAGTGACTGATGTCATTTATGAGTACAATATGCATGTTGTTAGACTGGAAAAAGAAAAAGATGAGAATCGTAAGTCGGCTCTTTTGACAGATATGCAAGAGATTGAAGCAAAAATAGATCAAGCTGCTATAGAGGGGAGGATAAGAAATTAATGGAGAAATAAATCATGGCTCGTGCAATTGGAATTACTAGTGGCTATTATGGGGATACTACTAACGATCACTTTGAGAGTGGTTCTGGTACTAATTACATCCCTCAGTTGTATGCAAAGAAGGCTCTTCGGAATTTTTATGCGCAGTGCTTTTACAAGGATATATGCAACGTAGATTACGAGGGTTAAGTAATTGGCTCTATTTAAATCTCTTTAATTGCTGGGATACCCTGAGAACCACATAAACCACAACATGGCTGGTAACGGCGAGTGTGATGGTTTAAAAATTATGTGGGTTGGGCAATCAGCAGCCAAGAGCCCCAGTAATGGGGTTAAGGTTCAACGACTAGGATGCAGGTAACCCCTATGGGGTGACGCTCCCACGAACAGGAGAATGTGATGGGTGATGTACCGTCAAAAGAAGAATTGTTTGGGATTTATCAAGATAATCTGTCCTGTCTTAAATGTGCAGATCATTACGGGGTTCATAAAAAAACCATTCTGAAGTGGATGAAGGGTTATGGTATTCCCAGAATAAGTAGAAGTTTTTACAGAGAATTAAGAAAACCTGTATTAGCTTTCTTACACCAGGGGGGATTTACATCAATAGAGGTTGGTAAGTTGTTGGGGGTTTCAAGTACCACTGTGAATAGGGTATGCAAGGATATAGGTAAACCTGGCGCATTTGACTCTTTTCACAAGGGTTTTCGTATTACCCACAATGATTATAAACTTGTAAGAGATGTGGCACACCCATCTGCAACTATTTCTGGGTATGTACCCGAACATCGTTTAGTAATGGAATCCTATCTTGGTAGATTTTTAGACTCTTTTGAAGTAGTGCATCATATAAATGGCAATAAGTGTGATAATGATATAGAGAATTTAGAACTTTGCAGTTTACCATCTCATACCTCATTTCACCATACCGGGAAATCACATAAGATATAGTCTGATCTATAGGGAAACTTATAGAAGTGAGGGTAAACACTTCACGATAACATCAATGCAAATTAAAGCTATGGGTGATACAGTTATCATCCGTAAGACGCCTGATCTAACTGTCGGTACTTACAGTATCGGTGGGACGATCAGTTACCAGGTTCCAGAGAAGGATAGTACCTCTCTAACCATTGATAAAGCTATCTACACCGCATTTCGCATTGATGATATTGACAAGGTTCAGGTAGATATGGACCTCATTAATATGTATGCTGACGACTCAGCATACAAGATGAAGATTAGTGTAGATACTGATGTTCTCGGTTATCTCGGCACTGCCGCTCATGCTGATAATATTGGTTCTACTGCTGGTGCTATTTCTGCCAATATCGACATGGGTACTGCTACATCTGGTCCCCTAAGTATTGACGCGACTAATGCCATCACCAAGATTGTCGAAGTCAACCAGGTGCTTGATGAGGCTAACGTCGATTCTGCTGATCGTTTCATCATTCTCCCCGCTTGGTATGTTGCCTTGCTGAAGGTTGGCGATTTGAAACGAGCAGACATCACTGGCGATAGCACTGGCGTACTTCGGAGCGGTTTGATTGGTATGGTCGATCGTACCATGATCTATCAGTCTAACAACCTAACTGTTACCGGTGCTGGCGAGACTCTGATTGTCGCTGGTACTAAGGAAGCATCCACTTTTGCTGCTCAGATCAGTAAGGTAGATACTCTTCAAATTCCCGATAGTTTCGGCAGTTACTGGAGAAGTCTACTTGTATATGGCCGTAAGGTTGTACAGCCTACTGCACTAGTAAATATGGTTGCAAAGAGAGCTTAATAACTACCAACCCCCCTCGTGTATCAAATATGCGAGGGGGGCTTTGAGGTAAAAGGATATTATGTTGATACGCAGGCTTGATACAGGTGTTATTTGGGATATGAGTGAGAAGTATTATGAGTTGCACAAAGACGATTTTGTTCCAGTAACATTCGAAATTAAACAAGAGCGTGTAATTAAGGGAGTTCCTGATGATGAAAAAGGGAATGATAAAAAAGACGGGAAAGAAAATCCCATCAGAGATGAAAAAAGAGATGCTGGAGAAGATGAAAAAAATGCAGAAGAAAAAGGGAAAGTCAGGGTACTAAAATCACCCCCCAAGAAGTCAACCAGCAAAACTGCTCCCAAGAAAACTAAAAAATAAAGGAATTTTGATATGACTGATAGAAGCGTAGAGGTTGGTGTTGGCCCTGGTGGTCGTCTAACTGCCGGTGATGTTGTATTTACCGCGACTAGCTTGTATAATCTCGGTGCCCCTGTTGTTGCAGATGTTGACCGTATTGTGGTATCTGCTAATATGAAGGTTGGTACCTACACGATTGCAGCTCAACCAGATGTTCCCCGTAATATTACCGTAAAGAGAACTGCCGTATCTACTGCTGATACTGGTGGAACTATAGCTATTGTTGGCAGAGATTCCGATGGTAAGGTAATTACCGAGACTATTTCCGTAGGTTCTGATGGTGTTACAGTTGCTGGTACTAAAGCGTTTGATTCTGTTGCATCTGTTACTGGTGCTGGCTGGGTAACTGCTAGCACAGCAGATACTATCGAGATTGGTGTTGGTACAGAACTGGGTCTTCCCGTTGCAGTATCTGCTGCTGCTAAGATGGTTCTGGGTATTCTAGATACTACGATCACCGCGCATAATGCAACGGTATCTACACCCCCCTCTGTCGCAGGAACTACAGTTGATATGTCTGCTGGTACTTATGACGGTTCAAAGAATGCCCTGGTATTTGTTGTAGGATAGTTAGGTTTTGGCCGTTGAACCCGCCTGGTCGAATCAACGGCCTTTTTTAATAATTATGAAGGAATAGGGATATTATGAATTTCCTCCAGATATGCCAGAAAGTTCAAGAGAAGAGTGGAATCCAGACTAAAATCGGCTCCGTATCTACTCCAGGTTTAGGCACTATTGAAACTGACATTATACAATCAGTGGTTACAGCTTGGTCAGATATACAGACAATGCGTGAAGATTGGAAGTTCATGCGATCTGAGGTGGATTTAACTCTCACAACTGCAACAACTACTCACACCGTAAGTTCTATCTTTTCTGATGAAGATGTATTTGCATCCTGGAAAGAGGACAGGTTCCTGTATCTATTTACTGTATTACAGTATATCCCATATGATCGCTTTATCCTAATTGATTTCACAACTACAAGCGAACCCAAAACCTTCACAATTAATCCCAGTAACAACGATTTGATTTTTAATCCTGTAGATACGAGTTACGACATCACCCTACAATACTATATTAATATTCAGACCTTAGCAGACAACACAGATATACCAAACTTACCTAGTAGATTTCATCATCTGTTAGTGTATGCTGCATTGCTAGATGTTACTGCTAGTATTGGTGATTTAATTTCATATCAAAGATATTCTCTAAAATACTCCATGATGGTGTCTCAGTTAATGAGATCAGAGTTACCTGGGAAGTCTGTCAGAATCCAACCAATAGCATAGGGGGTATCGTACATATGAAATTACCCCTAATTAAGGCAGCAAGCGAATCAACACAATTTATCCCACTTCAGGGAGGATTAGATGAGTCTACTGCTTTTGAATTAAAGAGGTCTGGTACTTTAATTAACGCCCTCAATTATGAGAGTGAGGTTGGTGCATACCCAGGATACGTTTCTATAAAGGGGTATGAAGCTTTTGACGGCCAACCAGCACCTAGTAGTATCGCTGTTCCTCACTTTGTAGACAGAGGTATTGATAAGTTTACAAAAGTTCTGTTAGATGAGTCCTTGGGTTTGGCAGATCAGTCTATGTACTTAACAGAAATAACTAATGCTGATGTTGCTGTAGTTTCTACAACTTCCCCTAAAACACTCATGTCATATAGATTTGAAGAATCTTCTAGTCTATCCTGGTCAGCATTAGATTGGAATCAAGATTTTTGCATAAATGGCGAAATTCGGAGAGAACCAACAGTAGCCGATACTACATTGTTTGAACAATCTGGTGTTATAAAGATTGTTATAGAGGATAGTATCCTAAAGGTATATATTTCAGAAGTTGGCGAGTCTTACAATAAATTTGCTTCTGTGGGATTACTTAGTCTTTTGATTTGGTTTACATTCTCTATTTCATACTATGGTGGTGTTCTTTCGGTTTTTAAAAATGGGGAATTAATAGAATCTGAGGATGTAGGTACTATAGAGTCTTCTTCGAGCGATTGCATTTTAGGGTCATCCTCTTTTGTGGGGAATATCGCCCAGTTTAGGGTATCTCTGGGCACTCCGAGAGTAGTTGGGGACTTTATTCCAGTAATCCCTACATATGCTGCTAGTAATTATTATTTTGATACTTTTGATACAGTGGCTCGTGAAACTGCTCGTGATGCTATAACTGAAAT